GCCGCCGCCGACGCCGCCTACGCCGCCGCCGCCGCCTACGCCGCCGCCGCCGACGCCGCCGCCGCCGCCGATCGCTCACTCGCCGCTTTCGCGGAAGGAGTCGTGCAGATACTGGTGGAGATGAAAGCCCCAGGTTGCGACTGGCTGGGACTCACCGAAGAAAGCGGCGATCTCGTGGCGTGAGTCCGCGATACGACACGAAGCCTACGCGACAGGAGCCACAAAGTGATCAACGCGGATTTCCAATCGGGCTTTCTCCTCGGCGCCCTCGCCATGACGGTGCTGACCGCCCTGGTGGTGGTGCTCTGGAACCGGCGGGTGGATCGGCAAGACGCGCGACTGCGCGCGATGGGGAGGCTGCCGTGATGCACAACGCGCTGCGTATATCAAGGAGCGCGGCACGGAGGCGTATCTATCATGAAGCGCATTCCCATGACTTCCGACGCCGAGAAACTGTTCGACGAGATCGACAGTCTCCGCGTCCGCCTGCAAGGTCTGCGCGAAATGCGCAAGGACCTCGAGACCAAGCTCAACGAGATCGCGCTGGAGATTGGCGAGGTGCGCCTGCAGTTGGTCGCCAGGAACGATCGTTTCCAACAGATCACCGAATCCGTGGCCGGAACGGTCCCCGGCCCGGATGCCGACCCACGGACCCGCAAACTCCCCGCGAGTCCCGTGGGCGGCTTCTTGACCTCGGAGAAGTTGCAATGACCAATAAATTCGATGAGGCTCTATCAAAAGAGCGCAAGATCGCATTGTACGCCCGACTCGGGGAACACAGTTGGTTCGCGGTGTTCGAAGTTGGCTATGTCAAACATGACGAGCATTATCAACCGCTTCCAGAAGGACAACTCCGCGAGGTGCCAACGCAGGGCTACGCTCGTATCAGTGAGCCGATCTCGGTCAACTTCGAGGCAAGCGACAAGGAGACGATGGTACGGAATGCCATCGAATCCCTGAATGCAGAGGAGTTGAAGATCAGGAACGAGATGGAAGAAAGGCTCGCGAAATTGCGCGAGCAAAAGAATCAACTGCTGGCGCTGACTCATGAGTCTCAGTCATGAGAGTCCGATTACGGATCACGCGCTTCATCGACGTGCGCCATTGGAGGGACATCTTCAAGTTGCGTCGCCGTCGCGAGCAGATGAAGTGGATGGAACCGCCGTACCGATGGCGATAACAGTTTCCCGGCCGCCGACTGCCTTGCAATAGGGTCCATGCGGAAATCCCGGCATTTTAGGGTCGGCGGGTGGGTTTGGAGGAACGATGATCGACGTAAGTGCAACAGCAGTAGAACGTAGGGACCGGCCCTCTTCGGCGGTGATCCCCATGCCGGAAGCAACTCCCATGCAGATGTTAGCCATCGCGGTCCAACAGGGCGCGGATCTGTCGAAGATCGAAAAGCTCATGGAGTTGCAGCAGCGCTGGGACGGCGAGCGAGCCCGCAAGTCGTTCGTGGCCGCGATGTCGGCTTTCAAATCCGAGCCGATGAGCATCCTCAAGTCCAAGCAGGTCAATATCCCCGGCGGCGCGAAGTTCGCACATGCGACGCTCGCCGATGTGGTGGACGGGGTAGTCGCTGGCCTGAGTAAGCACGGCCTATCCCACAAGTGGGAGCTTCACCAGGAAGGAGATCGCGTTACAGTGACCTGCATCATCACGCACGAGGCGGGGCACAGCGAGCGCACGGCCCTCTCGGGTCTACCCGACGACTCCGGCAAGAAGAACGGCATCCAACAGATTGCCTCAACGGTCACCTACCTGCAGCGCTACACGCTGATGGCGGCGACAGGTTTGGCGGCAAAGGACATGGACGACGACGGGCGCGGTGGCAAGTCTACGAAGCCGAAACTCTCCGAAGAACAAATCGCCAACATCGAGGCGCTGCTCACCGAAGTCGGTTCCAACAAAGTCAACTTCCTGAAGTGGGCTCGCGTCGAGGCCATAGAGGACATCTTGGCCAGTAATTACTCGGCCTGCATTCAGGCTCTTGAACAGAAGAGGAAAGCATAATGCAACAGTTATCAGAAGAATGGTTCGCCATCCGTTGCGGGAAGGTCACTGCCTCAAGAATGGGAGACCTGATGGCAACCACCCGCAACGGCTATGGCGCTTCCCGCGCCACCTACATGGGCGAGTTGATTGCCGAGCGCCTCACGGGGAAGCCGGCAGAACGCTTTCAAAGCGAGGCAATGAAGTGGGGCGTTGACAACGAACCTCACGCCAACTCGGCCTACGTCTTTTTCAAGGATGTGCAAATCGAGCCTGTAGGCTTCGTGCCGCATCCGTCCATTGAAAATTCTGGCGCCTCCCCTGATGGTTTGATCGGCGACGATGGCATGGTCGAAATCAAGTGCCCGATCACGGCCACGCACATTGATACTCTGATCACGGACACGATTGCCGTTCGCTACATCTACCAGATGCAGTGGCAAATGGCCTGCACCGGCCGTCAATGGTGTGACTTTGTGTCCTTCGATCCTCGTATGCCGCCCTCGATGCAGATGTATTGCAAGCGGATCACGCGCAACCCGAAGACCATCGCGGAGTTGGAAGCGTCGGTGAAGGACTTTCTCAGGGAACTGGACGGCAAGATTGCCGCTCTGAACGCACGCCTGAAGGTAGCCGCATGAAGCTTTGGTTCGCCAAGGTCCGTCGAGGTGAGAAAGCCGGGCTAATCCCGACTGATGAGGACTCGCGCGCCTTGGTGAACCGCCTTTCGGATGGGGAATGTGTTGAGGTCGAGGTATCGCGACCGCGCAGCGTTCCCTTCAACCGGCTCTACTGGGGGCTGTGCCGCACCATCGGCGAGAACCAGGACCCACCGCGCGACGAAGATTCGATCGACGCCGAGTTGCGGGTGTTGGCTGGGCACTACGAAGTGATCCACGTCGCTGGCCACGAAGTCAGAATCCCGAAGCGCATCGCGTTCAACAAGATGAACGCCGACCAGTGGAACGAGTACTTCCGCAAAGCCGAAGTCGCGATTGCGGAACGCTTCGGCGCCGAGTACCTGCCGGAGATTGCCGCGTGACCAACCTGCGCAATGAAGCCCAAGGTCAGCCGTGCATGGTGCGGGGACCAACATGCAACTACAACCCCGAGACGACGGTGTTGGCGCACTACCGGATGTCTGGCATTTCGGGCATCGGCATGAAGTCCCCGGATCTCCTGGGTGCCTGGGCCTGCAGCAACTGTCACGACCTGATCGACCAGCGCACTTCCATCGACGGTTACGATCGCAAGGACGTACAGTTGCTCCACCTCCAAGGCGTCGTGCGCACGCAGGCTGAGCTCATTCGGCGGAGGCAAGTCACATGGTAAGGAAAGCCCATGCTCAAACTACTGCGCGAATGGCTGATGTTGCGCCGCGTGAAGTGCCGTCTGAGGCGCTACGGCCCGAAGGCGCGGGCCGCGCTGGTGGAGAAATACTGTGAGCACGCTCGACGTCCACCAGGCCGCTGAGCTGGCCAAGTGCCACCCCGACACCATGCGCAAGCTCATGAAGGCTGGCGAGGCCCCAGGAACCAAGATCGGACGCGCATGGGTCGTCACCGAAGAAGAATTCAACAAATGGCTGGGTGAGAAATGCCGCTCTACAAACGAAAACCCGGGGGAGTCTGGTGGGTCAGAATTGGCCGCAAGACTCGCAAGACGACGGGCACAAAGGATCGCAAGCGAGCGGAGGAATTCGAGCAGATCGAGCGGGACCGACTCTGGCGACGCCACAAACTCGGAGATCGTGGTGCCCTTTCGTGGCAAAAGGCGGCCGAGCGATGGTTGAAGCATTCGAAACGCTCGCGGTTGCGCGACCGGGAGTTGCTGGAATGGCTGGCGCCGCGGATCGGCAACGAAGCCATTCGCGACGTGGCGGATCCTGCGGCGCTGGACCAGCTGCGCGAGGATGGGCTGGCCGAAGGCTGGGCGCAATCCACGGTGGATCGCATGATGCGTACCGTGCGCTCCGTCCTACGCTCGTGTTGGAAACGCAAGGAGATCGAGCAGCCTTACGTGCCGATGCATGGAGACCCGGAAGCGGAACCGCGCTTTCTGACGCAGACTCAGTTCAAAGCACTCTGCGCCGAACTTCCCCCTCATCTCGGTCTCGCCGCTCGCTTCGCCGTGCTGTCGCTGCTGCGCAAGACGCCTCACTCCCGGCTGACATGGGATCGAATCGACCTCGAGTCACGGTGGGCCTGGGTGCCGGGAGAGCGGACCAAGACAGGGAAGCCCTTCGGGATCGCCCTCTCGGACGAGGCGATCGACATCCTGACCGAGTGCAAACGACTCTGGCCGAATGGCGAGCGGGTATTCCGCTACGAGGGCAAGCCGGTATCGAACTTCCACACCGCAGCCTTCAAGAAGGCCGCGGCGCGGGCCAAGGTGTTGCCGCTGCGGTGGCACGACCTGCGGCATACGGGCGCTTCCTGGGCCGTCCAGAACGGCGTGACGCTGCAGGAGTTGATGGTCCTGGGCAACTGGAAGAGTTACAAGTCCGTGCTCGTCTATGCGCACCTGGCGCCGTCGAATTCAAGCAAGGCGGCCGAGATTGTTGGACAAACGTTGGTACACGCGCTCAAAAAGATGGCATGACGCGAATGCACGAAAACACTGTAAAAACAGGTGGTGCGCGCTGCAGGGATCGAACCTGCGACATTCGCCTTGTAAGGGCGATCTATTCCTCGATAATCAATGACTTGGAGCCGATAAACCGGCTCGAACCGGCCCTCTTTCAGGGGTGCCGGAGCACAAACGTCGCACATCGTTCCCACCCATCGAGGTACTTCCATCATGAAGACGCTCATCGCTTTCGCCTGTTCGTTCCTGTTCCTGGCCACCGCCCGCGCCGGCACCATCCAGACCTGCTACGCCGCCCGGCTCTACGTGACCCTCCCTGCGGAGGCTGCCGGCCATGACCTGTTCTTGAATCTCTACGACTTCACCGGCGATGGGGTGAAAAGACACGTGGTAGCCGTGCTGACCCGAGGCTCCTTGAGCGTCGGCTACGCCCTGCACTGGCCTGCTACCTGGGAAGTGGACTTGACATTGCCCGATGGCGAGATCGTGGCGAGCCAGATCGCGATCCCGAACGACGGCTGTTGGTCCGCGACGCAAGCGCCGATCTACACGCTGGATCTGTCGGACGCGACGTAACTGCCGATGGCCGATGAGCGCTTCACATGCCCCAAATGCAGCAGCGCCGACTGTTGGCGGCATGAGGTCGATGTCGGTGTGGGGATTCAATATGGGCCTTGGAACTGCGCCGGCTGCGGCTGGAGCGAGGACCAAGATTTGCGCGAGATTGCGCTCGATGAAGCATGGGATGAATTCGGGCTATGGTAGATGACAACAAGTCCACTGAAACGGACCTCGACTGGTCCACGAAAGCGGCCCACGACAGGCTGCGCGAGGCTGGCGTTAAGGGCGGGTTCACCCTCGGTCACGTACCGACTTGGGACGCCAGCCAGGCGAATATGGCCGCCGCAGGCATGGAGCGCGCCATCTACTACGCCCAGCAAAACACAATGCTGCTCGACGCTTTGAGGCTGTTTGTAGAGCAATGGAACGCATGCGGCCCGAACAGTGATTTC